AGATCAGTCATGCCCTCTGGTAGACCAAGTTTCATCAATCGATCCAACAATTCTGGCGACATCTCGCTCCTCCTCGTTTCTTGGTCGTAAGACCGTCTTACAGTGGAATTAGGATCTGCGCCCGTTGCGCAGATCGACGCATTGTGAGGCTCCCATGCAGTGACAATTTCTGCTGGCCCCTCGATCACCATCCCGCTGTTTGTGTTGTAGGTCTGCCCTTGCTGGATGAACACTCTCGCAAGGATCGTCGCATCGATCGAGAAGTCATTCAGATGACCTTCATCGAACCGAGTGCGAACGATCTGAGACTCTGGATCGGAGGAGAAAACTGGATCACCGATGAGCTGATCCCCTTCGATCACAATGTTCCTGATGCTGCCGAATACATTCCTGACCGTCCGATCGTTGTGAGTGTCTACAATCGGCAGTTGATTTTTTCCGTTTCTGAACTGCACCCCATCCATGAGGAGGATTTGACGGACGATTTGATTCCTGTCTTGATCGAAGATCTCGATGGGAGTCTCTGTCGCGATGACAACTCGACCGTCTTTGATGTTGGCCCCGATGGATCTCGCGATGTGTTTCGGCTTGCTGTTCATTCTCTCAGTCCTGTCTCGTGCATCCATCTGATTCTTGACCTTGCTCGCCCATGTGCGACCTGGATCTCCACCCCACAATGCCCATGCGATTCTGCCGTTCGATGGGAATCCTTTCTCACCAGGACTCCAACCCTCGGCCTGTTCGTTTCCCTGATGTCGCGAGAAAAATGCGACCATGCGAGTGATCGTCTCTGGACTCAGCGCGACCCCATTCGCTATGTCTCTGGCCCTGGCCCATCCGACAGGAGTCCCACCACGACCGTACTGCTTTCGCCACTTTAGACCCTTCTCTGCTTCCTCCCTCGCGCCCTGTGGTGGCGTGAAGTCGATCCCATCGTACTTTGCTCGCTCGATCTCCTCCGATGCGTACAGAGCAGAGATCTGCTGCTGTGCGTCATCTTCGGTGCTATGGCATCCCACCACCTGAGCTGTCGATGCGTTGAGAACTCCCCAGGGTTTCCCGACAGGACACGCCTGAGTCAGTTTTGCGTCATACGGCATTTCTGACATCCTCCTGGATCGCAGTATCCACCGACCCATCTTTCGCATCATCGATCAGCAGCTGCACATTCTGCTCATTCATGCCGATCGAGGAGAGGAACACTTTCGCTGCCGCTTCTGTGATCGCTCCAGATGCCAGATCTTCGAGAGTTTTCAGGATCGCCTTTCGATTCCGGTTGAATTGCAGAGTCGAGATTCCCATCATCTCACCAGATCCGGCCTGCGTTGCTGGCTCGGTGCTGCTCGATGCCTGCTCGCTCGATGAACTAGGGATCGGTGCTCCCCCTGACTGTGCTGCGCTGATCGCGAGCTGCTGCTCGGTCGGAGTCATCAGATCGAGATCCCTCAACATCTTTTTCTCTTTCGCGATCTGCTTGAAAACAGACCGATAGTTCATTCCTCTCGATCCGAGCACATTCGCGTATGTGTTGGTGAATGAATTCAGACTGCTCTCGTTCGCCTGCTGTTCGACCTGTGGATCGACCCATTCCCATTGAGGAGTCTGCCAGTCCACAGGAGCAACCGCGCGACGATCTGCATAGAGTTGCTCGGATGTTGGGAATCCTTCGATCCCTGCGATCGCTGCTGCATCACAGAACGCATCCCATGTGGGCTGGCATAGATTGTTGATCATGTAGTTCTGCCAAGTCCTGAACCGTCTGCGATCTTCGAGCTGGCTTGTTCGGCTTGACGAGTAGGAAGTCTGCGAGTAATCCCTCGCGACGATCTCATAACTCAGACCAGTGCCGACCGCGATGGATCGCAGGATCAACTGAATCCACGGCTCAGACCCGCTGTTCGGTCGGCCTGGATTTATCCCGACCACATCCTCGTTCGACTTGAGTCGCATGATCAGTCCTGGCTGGATGTTCTCGAACTGGTTTCCTGCTTCATCCGTCGATCGCAGTCCCTCTGGTGATCCGAGCGATCCCATTGGAGTGTCAGTCTTAATCGCGACCGTAAAGCACGAGGAGATCGCGCTCGCAGTCATCTCATTGTCCACATAAGTCCCAAGATCGCGCATCCATGCGAGTGCTGGTGCGAACCATGTGATCCCACGAGTCTGGCCGACTCTCTCGCGACGGAATAGATGCCTGATCTCATTCGCCGGAATCCTGACAGGAGTGCGGTTGAACGAGTATGGTTGTGATGGATGATCTTTGTAAATCCAGTATGCGACCGGACGACCGAGATCGTCGATCTCCACTCCTCGGATGATTCGATTCCCGCCTTCCTTGGTGATCCTCGCAGTGTATGTGTCTTTGTCTCCTGCGAGTCGATCGACCTCGATGATCTCCAGTGCCAATGGGACTGGACGCCGAATCCCTCGATAGTTCATCTCAGGAGTCTTGATGTAGCGAACGAGGACTTCTCCCGCCTCTGCCACTTCCCTCATGCAGATCTGCTGGATCTCGGAAAACGTGTACTGATTATTGATTTCACAGACTTCCGACCAGTATGACCAGACCTTGTCACGCTTTTCGTTGACGCTCGCGAGATCGCTACCGCCTGGAACTTCGAGGATCGAGAGTGCGTTGATGCCTGACGCAATGACATTCGAGACGATCGAATCGACCACCCCCCATGCGTATGCATTGTTCCTGACGAGATCCCTGGCCCATGCTCGCGCTGCATCTGCGCCGAACGGCCCCAGTGCTTCCTGATCTGCCGACTGATTCTTGGGAGTCCTGCCACTTCCGGTGCGCGATGGTTCTGCTGCTGCGTAGGATCGCAGGAGTTTCCTGGCCTGCATTCGCTTCAATGCCGCCACTGGAGAGACTGCACCGATCATCGAGTCGAGTATTCGATCGATCATACCGATGTCCTCCCCATGCGACCTAGAGTGATTCCTCCAGATCCAGACTCTCTCTGCACCTGCCACTCCAACTCTTTGCGAATCGAGTACAGTTCTCCGAGATCATGCTTTGTGACCGAGCGAGATCCAATGCTGTACTGTGACGCACCACCCTGCACGAGTGCCACGATCGCTGCATCGATCAACGCTAAATGTTCCGCTGCTGTCATTTCATCACTCTCCTGTGCATCTTCGAGGACTGCAACCGATTCATACAATGACCATTGAAAAACTGCCAGGTTTCACGGCCCCATCTGCTTGTATCGATGCCGACAGAAGTCGCATTTGATGTACCGAACCCGACCATCGCGACCGTAGACTCGTGAGAAATTCGATCCTGGCGGTCTGTCGGTGATGCACATCGGACATGGATCTGGACTGAATCTGCGAGGCTTTCCCGGCTCGATGTGCTCGATCTCCTCGATGGGATCGATCTGCTCGCTCGATGGAGGATCAGGAGGAGGAGGAGGAGGAGTATGGATCACCCGTTTCTTCTGTTTTGCCATTTCGATCCTCCCTGTCTGTATTTCGTGCCATGTCGGTATGAATTCTGGACTCGACGCTGCTCTCCCTGCTCGACTTGTCTCGGTGTGATCTCGACCTCGCTCGCACCGATCAACTTGACCCCCAGTGCCTCACCTGCTGCCGCGCTCATGTACGTCGCATCCAACCAGTGATTGTTTTCTGACTTAGGATGCCAGTATGTTTTTAGTCCCTTGCCCTCCTTGAACACAGTCAGCAGTTCCTCTGCTGTGATGTGGTTTGAGTAGCTGATGTGGTTGACCGACTCATCCTGAAACAGAGACAGAGATCCCTTGCGTAGCATGTTCGACTCATCGAACGTCGGTGTCATAAATCGTTCATGGACAAACTGCTTCCAGTAGTTCGTGTCTAATTCATACAACCAGACTTTTGACGCTGGTAGCTTGGTAGCATGCAGATTCTCACCTGCGATCAGTGTCGATGTGCTGTCCTTCTTCCTGTAGTACGGATTGATCCCCTTCGATGGATGGAAGATGCCTCCGACGTTTCTGACGAACCCATACGCTGCATTTGTGAACGTCCCTGAATCGACCATGCAGAACTGGACTGGGATCTTGTTTCCTGCTGTGTCGATGAACTCTTTGCCTAGTAGCTCATCACGCCAGTTCAGGAGTGCATTGTAGATCGCTGGCTCAGATGCCTCGTTCGTCATCGTGGTGTCAGTGTTGACAACTTCTGCGATCCCATAATCGACAACCACACCACCGAACCCATGCCACCAGGCAGTCACAACCCAATGGCATCTGTATTTGCCCAAATCGATTGCTGCTGTGAGTGCAGCTGTGTTGAGTGGTAGCTGACGCCTCGCGAGTCCACTGATGCGACTCTGGACAATGTCGGCCCTGAGTCCATTCCCCTGTGGCCCTTCTTCCTTCGGTGGATCATTGTCGATCTCTGTCGCGACTGCTTTCTCACCCATGTCTGCGACTCGATTGAAATATGCATGAATCGCAGAGAGTTCGAGAGGCTCC